GTGTGTTTAGTAAAGGATAAGAATCTTACTGACAAGTATAAAGTTACTCTTGACCAAGTGAAGGAGGCTTATCCTGATATCGTATGGGGTGATCGTTCATGAGCATCAATGCTGGTGGTCAGATGAGACCTAGAGGAGGTGAAGTAGTGGCTGAAGAAGAAGTTGTAGCAGAAGAAGGAAAGGAAGTGGTAGTAGAAATTAAACCTTCTGATTATCAATGTGAGGTTCTCTTAGAGAAGACAACAAAGGATAAGGCAGAGGATAAGAAGTTTCCGAGCGATGCATACATTATTAAATATACTGTTGAGGGTAAGGAACTGTTGGATGTGACGCGCTCAGCGAAGCCTTCTAACATTTTTGACCTCTATTACGATAAGTATGGTAAAGGTGCCTTACAGGCGATTGACTGGGGGTATGGTACAATAAATCCTTCTCAGTGGGGATACAAGCAACCAGAGAAGAAGAAAAGGAGAAGGAAAGATGGATGATGATCTTCTAAGATCTCAGATAAATGATCTCATTAAAGATGAGATTCAAGAAGTTATCAATGATTATGTTGATACTAAAGAGAAGAGGCAGGAAGAAGAGAAATCAACCGGACTTGGGTTTGCTCAAAGGACGGTAGCAGAAATTGATGAGGATGTAGATGAATTAAAAGTTAATATATCTCAGTCAGAAGTGGATAGACTTCTTAAGGAGTATAAGAAGATTAAAAAGCGTCAAAAGAAATCCAACCTTCATCAAGTAAAAAAGATGGGGTTACTTGATAAGCATGGGAGACCACTATGAAAATCACGCAACAGATTATTGATGACCTAGAGAAAGCATTGGATATGCGAAAGAAGAATGGTGAAGAAGTATGGAATGATGGGGATGAGATCTCTGTTAATGTTGCTGGTACGTTTGCTGCTGATAAGTTTATTACATTATTGAATAGGACCAAGAACCCTGTAGTTTCTGCTGCTCCACATCCTAATTTTGATTATGATAAAGGTGAGTGGAAAGAAGGATATGGGGGACGGGATTAATGAGAATTGGAGTTATGTGTTCTGGTGAGGGGACTAACTTCGAGAACATAGTCCACTCATGTCCTGACCATGAAGTAGTACTCATGGTGTATAACAAGAAGAAGTGTGGTGCAAAGAGGAGAGCAGATCTTCTGGGTGTACCGTCTGTTAGGATTGCTAGTAAGGATGAGAATGATATCATTACTATTTTTGATGCCTATCAAGTTGATCTTATTGTAATGGCAGGATGGATGAGAGTTGTGACTAAGAAATTCTGTGAGGCATTTGCGGGACGTATTATAAATCTTCACCCTTCTTTGTTACCTAAGTATAAGGGATTGAATGCAGTAGAACAGGCATTAAGAAGTGGTGATAAAGAGACCGGTGCCACTGTACATTTTGTAACCGAAGAGCTGGACTCTGGTGCTATAATTAAACAGCAAGAGGTTCCTATTCTTCCCGGCGATACTGTTGATTCCTTGCAACGGGCAATACAACAGGCAGAACATCAACTTTTACCTTTGGTAATTAATGCATTTTAGAGACACTTACAGACTATGGTATTGGACTATGTTAAGTACTAAGTATAGATTAGAACTCACTGATATCTGTTGTAGAATGATAACAGATGATGGTGTACCAGTTTCCTTAGAAGAAAGAATCTGGATGAAAAAATTGTGTGATGTTAATCCTCATGCAAGAGAGTTAGCTTCCTCTTTATTGTGTCCTAACACAGTAGGTGAGGATGTTACCTATCATGAATAAACTGTATCACATTGATACCAAATGGTAACAACGAATACAGACTTGCATATATAGTACAGATATGTTAGCATATCCATACGTTCATCCCATTAGGGACGCAAGTAAGTCGCGGAACGGGTACGTTCATCCCCCTTCGGGGACGCAAACGACTAAAGGAACGGACTTAAAAAACCCAACTACTTTAGGAGTAAAATCATGGCGAAAGTCACTTACAGAGGTGTTACTTATGACACCAACGACAAGCAAACTTGTCAGAAGCAAGTCTCTGCCCTAATTTACAGAGGCATCAAGCATACAGAGTCTAAGACTGTGTGTGCAAGGTGAAGTCTTACTTGGACTAAGAAATAAGGAAGGGGCTTGACCCCTTCTTTTTTTATGGTTATAATAACTAAATAAAGATAAAGCCATGGATAGTCTACAAAAAGAGAGACTGAAGCTTATTGTTAGAAATCTTAAGTTGTTGGTAGATTCTTTAGAGTCTGAAGTATATTCAGATGTAGAAGCATATAGACCTGCTTACTATGAACATGTACAAATAGGTGATGATGACGACGGATACGCAGATTAAATTAGTAAGTGTTACTCCAGATGCGGAGAAGACAATAGCATATGTTGCTCGTGTGAGTAATCCTGCGAACCAGGAGAATGAAAAGTTCGCTGGTCTATTAAGGTATTGTATTCAGCATGGGCACTGGAGCGTCTTTGAGCAGGCATTTATGACGGTGGAGATTAATACCACTAGAGGACTTGCTGCACAGATACTACGGCACCGCTCCTTCACCTATCAGGAATTCTCTCAAAGGTATCAGGATGTCTCTCATATTAGAGAGGACATCCCTTTGCCTGAGTTACGCAGTCAGGACTTAAAGAATAGACAGAATAGTGTTGATGATGTAGATCCAGTAATAGCTGATAAGTATAATAGGAGGATGAGAAAGCACTTTGATGCATCTATAGATCTTTATAAAGAGATGCTCCATGATGGTATAGCAAAGGAGTGTGCAAGGTTTGTATTACCTCTTGCTACTCCTACAAGATTGTATATGACCGGTTCAGTGCGATCATGGATACATTACATTGAATTGAGGTCCGCACACGGAACTCAGAAAGAACATATGGATCTTGTAGAGAATGTGCGTAAGGTATTCATTGCTCAATTTCCTACTGTTTCCCAATCCCTTGACTGGGTTTCATAAATAATCGTAAACCTTATTGTATTGATATGGCAACATACCCTGTTATTAATAAAGAAACTGGTGAACACAAAGAAGTGGCAATGAGTGTTCATGATTGGGATGAGTGGAAAGATAATAATCCTACGTGGGAAAGATATTATACTCCTGAAAATGCTCCCGCCCTAGGAGTTGAGGTTGGTGAATGGAGAGATAAACTTGTGAATAAGAATCCTGGATGGGGTGAAGTTCTTAAGAAGGCTGAAAATGCTGGAGGTATTTCTGGACGATTAGCACGTAAAGGATCTTACGAATCTTCCACTCAATCTGCTATGGAACCGACGGAATAGTATGCCACGTAAAAAGAAGACAACAGATCCTATTGGTGTCGGAATGACAGCAAAGCAGATGAAAAGAAAGAAACCTATTAATACCGATTTAATGAGAGACATTGAGCCTCTCACTGAAAACCAGCAAATTTTATTCAATGCATACGCAGAGAATAAAAATCTGTGTGCATTTGGTTGTGCAGGTACAGGTAAGACTTTTATTACACTTTACAACGCACTTAAAGAAGTTTTAGATGAAACTACGCCTTACGAAAAAATTTATATTGTTAGGTCTCTTGTTGCTACCCGTGAAATTGGCTTTCTTCCTGGTGATCATGAAGACAAGTCCTCACTTTATCAAATCCCTTACAAACATATGGTAAAGTATATGTTTGAGATGCCAACAGAAGCAGATTTCCAAATGCTTTATGCTAATTTGAAAGCACAAGGAACTATTGACTTTTGGAGCACATCATTCATTCGAGGAACAACTTTTGATAGGACGATTGTTATAGTAGATGAGTATCAGAATTTAAATTTCCATGAATTGGATAGTATAATGACACGGATAGGTGAAGATTCTAAGATTATGTTCTGTGGAGATGCTACTCAATCTGATTTAGTAAAACAGAATGAAAGGAATGGTGTAGTAGATTTCATGAGAGTGCTTAGATTGATGCCATCAGTTGGACTTATTGAATTTGGAGTAGAAGATATAGTTCGTTCAGGATTATGTAAGGAATACATTCTGGCGAAGATGGAATTAAATTTGTGATTCATATTGAAGATAATTTTTTTAATGATCCTTATAAGGTTAGAAAGATTGCACTTCACCAAGATTATTCAAAACCAATTTCTTATCCCGGATTTAGATCTGATAATATTACTGGCTGGATAGTTGATTACATTCTTTCTAGGATTAGGCATACTACAAATGATTCTAATTTAAAAGTACGCTCAACACGCTTTCAATATATTACTAAACATTTTGGTGATGGAATATTTCATTATGATAGGGCTGAATATATTTGTATAGTTTATTTGTCTCAAAATCCTCCTGTTGATACAGGAACTGAAGTATGTGATTATGATCAAAGTCCTGATACTTTAGATACTCCTGAGGTAATTCGTTTAAAAGAAAATTTTCATACAGATCCCTCTAATTTGATAAAAAGGTATAGATATGATAGAATAAAGAAGAAGTTGAACTCATATTATAATCCAATAATAAAAGTTCCA